TAATCCTGCTGGTAGACCAAAAGGAATGACATTAAAAGAATATTGTAGAGATTTTTTATCTAAACAAACAGACGAAGAAAGAGCAACGTTTTTAGAAGGATTAGATAAGGAAACAATTTGGAAGATGGCTGAAGGTAGTCCTGAAACAAAAACAGATTTAACTACATTAGGTAAAGCATTACCAACGCCACTATTATATGGTATATTCGATAACGACAGCAACAAAGAAAATAGCAGCACTGAAAAAGAAGATTAGAGCAGTAGCTGGTGGAACATCAGCCAGTAAAACTATATCTATATTATGTTATTTAATTGACTTAGCACAAAGAGATATAGACCCAACACTTACATCAATTGTATCCGAATCAATACCACATTTAAAGCGTGGTGTTATAAGAGATTTTAAAAACATATTACAAGGACACGGATATTGGGAAGATACTAGATGGAACGCAACTGATTTTATATACACATTTGAAACAGGAAGTAAGATAGAGTTCTTTAGCACTGATAATGGAGATAAGTTAAGGGGTGGAAGACGTGATAGACTATTTATCAATGAAGCAAATAATACAGTATTAGATGCCTTTGACCAATTAGAAGTTAGAACAAAAGAGTTTGTGTTCCTTGATTGGAATCCATCAAATGATTTCTATTTCTATACTGATATATTGGGAGTAAGAGATGATGTAGAGTTTATCACATTGACATATAAAGATAATGAAGCGTTAAGTCCTGAAATTGTATCATCTATTGAAGCACGTAAGGGAAACAAGCGTTGGTGGACAGTATATGGCTTAGGACAGTTAGGTGAAGCAGAAGGAAGAATATATAAGGACTGGAAGATGGTTGACGGAATACCACACGAAGCAAGACTGGAAAGATATGGAATTGACTTTGGTTATTCTAATGACCCAACAGTTATTATTGCTCTATACAAGTATAACGATGGATTCATAATTGATGAAGTTTGTTATCAGTTAGAAATGAGTAATAAGAATATAGCTGACTTATTAAAGAATCTCCCAAGAGCATTAGTGATTGCTGATTCGGCTGAACCAAAGAGTATAGCAGAAATTAAAGGATACGGATTAAGTATATTGGGAGCAGAGAAAGGACAAGGAAGCGTATATCAAGGTATCCAATATGTTCAAGACCAGAAGATAAGTTTAACAAACACAAGTTTAAAAACTAAAAGAGCCTATCAAAACTATATGTTTATGATGGACAAGCAAACAGGAAAGTATACTAACGACCCAGATGATTCAATTCACGAATGGTCTAACTCTATGGATGCTATCAGATACGCCTTTAGTTCATATAAACCTAAAAGAGATAATATATTTGACAGTATGAAACCTGTCAAGAAATTTAGATAATGATATGGATAATAAAAAGATAAGTGAATTAGTAGCTGATATCATAGAAGATGCTAGAACTTCAACATTAGAATTAGTTGAAGGAAGTAAAGCAAATAACATACAGCCAATTCTTTTCAATCAACGTGATGTGTTAAGAAAGATTAATTTCTATATTAATAATAGATACACAGAAAGAGATAACGATGCTATATTCTGGAACATTAGTAATCATCGTATTACCCACTTTGCTAAGTTAATTAGTCCTGATACTAAAGATTTTTATCCATATGGTATTGGTCAACATAACTTCTTACAAGCCTGGGCATTAAGAAAGAAAGTAAAAGAATGGTTTGATGACGAAGCATTTTATAAGATTCTAAACGATACAGGTGAAGGACTATCAACGTATGGTTCTGAAGTATGGAAGAAACACAAAGAAAACGGAAAGACTTGCGTTAAAGAATCTAAACTAGATAACCTATACTTTGACCAATCAGTTGAATGGATAGAAGATTCAAACATTGTAGAGTTACACGACCTTACAGTTCAAGAACTATGGGAGAAGGATGGAGTATGGGATAACATATTAGATGTATTTAAGAAAGATGATAAGGCAAAGAGATTTGAAGTATGGGAGTTCACTGGATACTTCAGTGATAGTCCAGAAGTTAAGCCAGTATATAAACACGTTATAGGTCACGGTTACGGTCAAGATGAAATTATTCTATGGACTGAAGACATTAAACAAGAAGATTGTCCTTACATTGATTTCCACTTAGGAAAGTATCGTGGAACTTGGTTAAGAATGGGTGTTGTTCAAAGATTATTTGACTTACAAGAAAGAGTAAATCAATTAGTTAATCAAAACGCTGCTTCAACTGAAATTGCTTCTTTACTTTTATTAAGAAGTGCTAACGCAGACAGAACTGGTAACGTATTAGAACAAGCAGTTAATGGTCAAATTATAGATGATGAAACATTAGAACAGGTTGGTATCACTAACACAGGATTAAATCAGTTCATTCAAGAATTACAACTTATCAATCAACAAGCAGATAAGTTATGTTTAACCCCTGAAATTGTTCAAGGAGAATCAAGTCCATCTAATACAACATTTAGGGGAATCGCAGTAGTTAATGCTGGAGCTGTTACAGCCTTTAAGAACTTTAGACAAGACTTCTTTGAAAAGGTTGCTAACTTCTTGCTTACAGATATATTTCCAACATTAGTTAAGAAGTGGTCAAGAGAACAATTAATTGAAATGGCTGAAGATGATGAAGATGTTGAAGCATACGATAAAGCAGTCCTTGACGATATGAAGAAGGAAGCAATGTTAAATGGTATTCTTATTACTCCTGAAGTAGAACAAGGTATATTAAAGAAGATTCTGGATGATATGAAGAAAGTTGGTCGTAGAATAGAACCAGCACAAGACTTCTTTAACTTCAAGTGGGGATTAAAGATGATGGCAACAGATGAAAGCGTAGATAAGTCAGCACAAAACGATGCTTACTTTAACGCCTTACAAATGACTGGATTAAATCCAACACTAAGTGAAATTCCTTTATTTAAACAATACCTAGAAAACAATGGTATCAGTCCACAAAAGATGACACCTAGTCAAAAGGAACAACTACAACAAGCAGCACAAGGCGGTGGCGGAACAATGCCTGAACCTAAGAAACCTGACCAACTATTAGCTAACGCACAACAAATAACATAATATGATGAACGTAAAATCATTTATCACTTCAAGTGATTATCAAGAGTTTAAACAATTTATGTTAAATGAGTTTGTTACTAAACCACTTGATATTAAAGCAACTGATTCAGAAGGAATAGTTATAGAAGTAAAGTCTGGTCAAATAGCGATTGATAAATTATTAAAAGGATTTAAGAAGTTTGAGTCAACTTCTTTACCTGAAATAAAGACCGACCAGCCTTATAGATAGAATGGCATACTCCCAAGTTCAAGTCTTGGGCTATCACAGAGTGACACACTTATATGTCTAGACACTAAAGTTGAAATAAAAGACTAAAAATTAACAGGCACTAAACGCCTACATATCACTATGGAAGAAGATGAAATCGTGGTTGATGAACCAATTGTTGAAGAACAAGAAATCATTGAAGAAGAAGTAGAAGAAGAAACCAATGACTCCCCTACTTTGGAAGATTACAACAAGTTAAAAAAGGAAAAGGCAACTTTGGTTGCTCAAAAAAATCATTGGAAAAAAAAGGCAGAAGGTTCTAAGGAAACTATCGAACCAAAGCCACTTATAAAAGAAAATAACAAAACTCAATCTAGCACTCTTACTCGTGAAGAAGCTATCTTGTTCGCAAAGGGTTACACAGAAGAAGAAGTAGACCTAGCTAATAGACTGGCAAAGGTTAATGGAATCGGAATTTTAGAAGCAATCGAAGATGATTACTTAAAAAACAAACGTGATTTACGCTTAAAAACAGAGAAGTCTGAAAAGGCATCTTTACCAGCATCTAACGGTATTGGAAAAATTAAAGCTGATAAGCCAATAGGTGAAATGACACCTGATGAACACAAAGCTTACTTTGACAAGGTAATGGGTAACTAAGTTGGGATAAAACAATATGGCTACTGGAGCATTTCCAACAGCGACAGAAACAAGCACAACTCTTGCTTCTGTTATCCCTGGTTTATTCTCTGAAAAGATGAATAACTTTTACCAAAAAGCAAAAAAGGCAACAGCTTTTTTCACAGATTTATCTAGTGAACTAAGTTCTGGAACTAAAACTCTTTTAATTCCAAACATCACTGAAATGACAGCTTACGCTAAATCTAACGCAACTGTTGTTACATTGAACAACCCAACAGACAACCAAATCACTTTAACAGTTGATACTTGGTATGAATGTTCATTCGCAATCGAAGATAAGGAAGCAGAACAAATCAAAAAGTCTTATTCTTATATATCTAAGTTAGCTGAAAACGCAGCTTACACTGTATCTAAGGCTTATGAAAATGCTGTATTAGCTTTATTCACTGGATTCTCTAACGTTGTTGGAACATCCGCTGCTGGATTAGCTGATTCAAACATCATTCGTGCTATCCAATATCTTGATGAAAATGATGTCCCACAAGAAGATAGAGCTTTCTTCTTAACTCCAAAACAAGTTTGGACTGATTTAGCTCAAATCAATAAGTTCTCTCTATTAGTAAACACCGTTGGTGC